GCCAGATGCCAGCGACTACTGAGTTTGACAGGGTTGAAAAGGTTGAGAAGTTAGTAGGTTATCTACCCATAGAGGAAGGGGTGCAGCTCTAATGCAGTACGACTATCGTTGCCCTGATTGCAACACAGTATTAACTATTGAACGTAGTATCCACGAGGAACCTCGTGAGCCATCCTGCTTTGACTGCCACATACCAATGGTACGTAAGTGGGACTCACCTGGTGTCACCTTTAAGGGCAAAGGGTTTTACTCTACTGGTGGATAGTGCTATGCTTTAGATCTTGGCAAGCGCCCGCTTGTTGAGTGCTAGCAAGAAGCCCCCGCCAGTTACGGCGAGGGCTTTTTGTTTGGCTGAGGAAAGGGTTAGGAAACCTCAGCTACATCTACTATGTTTTGTATAATCCACTCTACCACAGGTACTGCAACTGCGTTACCTATCTGTCGGTATCTTGTTGAGTCAGCAACTCCTTGTGTCCAATCATCAGGAAAACCCTGCAATCTTTCGCACTCTATTGGAGTAAGTCTACGTACTGGTACTTGATCCTTAATAACATAAGGAACTCGTGCTCCACCTGTTCCCCAGTAGGTAGCAACTGTTGGAGAATACTTATCATACAAGCGAGTATCATCTACTCGTGTAGCCTCAAAGATTAGAACAGTAGCTCTTACCTCTGCGGTATTATCAAAAGCGTTCAATGTTGGACACACTCCGCCCTCAACCCAAGTCTCGTGATCTTCATTCGTCTGCGCTCTCCGCCCCTTGACGTACCACATTCTCAAACACTTCCTGTAATGGATCCGGTAAGCGTTTGCCGTTCCGATTGGAACGCTGAAGCACTCCCTTTGCTGCCTTGACTGTTAAATAGTATTTCTGCTGGACTGGTTGAGTCTGTACCACGTCTGCCAACGATGAAGATACGTTTCCTTCGCTGGGGTACTCCGAAGTATTGAGCATCAAGCACCCGCCAGCTAAGAGAATACCCGATGTCGGCCATCGTCCCGATGACGACTCCAAAATCTTTTCCGTTGTTACTGGATAGCAAACCAGGGACGTTTTCGATGATGAAGTATTCTGTTTGCGTTTCTTCCACAAGTCTTGCAATCTCCCAGAATAACCCGCTTCGTTGGCCAACAAGACCAGCCCTCTTGCCAGCAACGCTGAGGTCTTGGCAGGGAAATCCTCCTGTAATAATTCCTGTGCTTGGTGTAAATCCTGCATTTATTAGATCCTCTCCCTTAACTGTGGTTACATCTGTAAATTGTGTAGCGTCAGGAAAGTGCTGCGCCAGTACTTGATTGCACTTCTTATCTATCTCAACCGAGGCTACTACCTTTACTCCTTGTCGTTGCATAGCAAGATCAAAGCCTCCGATACCTGCGAATAAACTAACTCCGGTCAGCATCAGTACCAGCCTCGTCTATCTGAGTGCCCAAGAGCGCGACACGCACTCCCTCCATAGCGATGACCAATGTATCGTAAGCCGTGAAGGATTTGTAATTCAGGCTCTCCACTACGCTCTCTAAGGAGCTGAGCAATTCCAAAAGCTGAGCTTCTTGGTTTGCCCGAAGCGTCTCTTGGGCGAGCAAGGTGGTCGAACCTGGACTCACGGGTCCATAGGGTGACGAGACACTCTCTCTCTTGCCTATCGTATCCGAGTGCTCTTGCGAAACTAACTGTAAGTGCCTTGTTCTCACGCTTCTCCTCCATCGTAGCCTTCGTCCTCTCCCGCATCTGCGGGATCTCCAAAGGGTGGTGTGTTGTTCGCTCTGGTATGAACGCCCACAGTAAGCCTACTATCAGTGTTAATAATCCAAGTCTTGCCTTCTTGCTCATCAAAACTCCTTTGTTCATCAAGCAATTGCTTGTATGTGTCTGGATACAAGTGAGCTAGGCGAACTAATGCCTTGTCTCTTGCTCTCCGGTAATTGCGGTAATGAATTGCTTGCTTGCCACTAACCTCTTTACTCTCCATTGATCTTGTCCTCCCACACTATAAGCGCGTATGCTACCAGCATTACCGCGAGCACACCTAATACATAACTCATACTTTTACCCTCTCATACCTCGTCATAACAGATACCACATAGCCACCAAGCGTGGACTTCGATTAGCTCAGACTCCGGTGTATCAGACTCACATCTGCTGCACTTAACAGTATCCTCTGTCATCTACCTACCTGCCTTGCCTGTTGAATAATCTCGGTTATGTCTATGGTCTGCCCCACTAAATGAGCGTCCTCCTCATCACTATCCCAGGCACTCACCAACAGGCGAGCATTTTCAGGTGCAAGAGTGAGCCATTGCATAGCCTGTTCAGCACTAGCCCCGCCCCACTCTGCTCTCCCGCTCTCGTCCACTACCTCATACAAGAGGATCAGCTCAGACTTACGCGGGTGTATGGTGTATAGGTTGCTCTCTTTTGGATAGTGCGCTTTAGTAATAAACTCTCTAGTCATCTTTGCCCTCCTCTATCTCGCTTATTCTGTCCTGAATTAGATCCAATAAGATGCAGTAATCTTTTGGGTCATCAAAGATAGGACTCTCTGTTGCCCGTTTATACTCTGCCCTCAGTACTTCTAACTCTCTACTCATCACTCTCCTCCTCGAACCCGAATAGCTGCGACAGGGCAGAATTAGCCCGTCTTAGGTTAGCGATAGCCCTTGCTATCTCCTCCTGCTGCAAGTCCTTCTCTGCCTCGTTGATACATAGATCGAACTTAGCCTCTAGGTATTCTCTATTCATTACCCTCTCCCTCGTTAGCGGGTAGCACTCTACCCTTCCATTGACTTTCGATTATCTTAATTACATCTTCACCAGTAGATAACTTCTCCCAATCCCACTCTCTCGGATCTCCGTCATAAGTCTCTATCTCCAGCGTTACCAGGTAGCGGTCTTTCACTCAATCACCTCGCACACTTCATCACACTTATCACAGGTAAATACATCATAGGTACCGTCCATAGGGCCGGTAACTGTCCAATCGCAACACTCGCTTCCAATAGGTCTACTCATTTACTTTCCTCCTTGTAATCTTCTAGTGCCTCGTCTGCTTGCTCTGTTATCTCCTCAGATCCGCAACTCTGCCAATACTCTGCTTTCTCTGCTCTGCGGATAGCATCCTCCCACGCCTCAACAGGGTAGGGCTTGCCTTCTAGCTTGTCCTCTAGTGCCGTCTCTACAAACTCCTTGTCCCAATAGGCAACAAGCAAGCTATCCTCCGGCTTGTAATCACGCTGCAATTGTTCGATTAACTCTTTTACTTTCATTTACTTAGCCTCTCTCTCAATTAGTATTGCCACTCCGTCACACCCGTACTCTAGAAGCGGGTTATCGCATACACGCAAGCACTCGCCCTCGCACTCGCAATTACTCTCGTCTCCCGCGTGGAGTATGCGCCAGCTACCTGACCCGCATAGATCGCACTCTCTCGCCTCCGTACTTAGGGCGCTTAGTATGTCCATTGTGTCCATTACTTAGCCTCTCCCTTGTCTCTGTATTTAACGATAGTGTTAAGCGTGGTATGGATAGGGCAAGAGCAACTCTCGCCCCCCATAGCCTCATCAAACTCTAAGTGAGAATAGTTATCCTCATAGATCTCATTGATTAGCTGCTCTAGTGTGTCCATTACGCTACCTCCTTAGCCTTTTTACACCCGTTACACACTATACCTACACCGATCTTAATTGTGTAACTAGGTAACCTCTTACCATTACTTAGCGTTATGTATAGGGCCTCATTACTATTACACTCTATACATACCGGCTTGCTTTTCTTAGTCATTACTTGCCCTCTCTCTCTAGTAATGCAATCGCTAGGCTTAAAGCTTCGGCAGCCTTTGCCCTCTCTTGCTCAATAGTCTCCTTGCTAAAGCGTGGCGCGGTGTTCGCATCAAAAGACTTTTGTATGATGTTTAGATAGTTAATCGCCTCTTTTGTGTTCATTACTTAACCCTTTCTATTCTCCGGCTAGGTACCGGCCACCCTCTCCCGCTTTCGCGGGAGGGGATAGTCACCTACCTAGTGAACTCTTGCCCGTAGCACTTAGTCATTGACCCAAAGCAATAGCCCTTGCCCGGTACATACCAGACATTACCCGCGATCCACATAAGTAAGGCGGTCAAAGCCAAAGCTGCGGGGGTGTAAATAAGTACGATCCGCCCTCTCTTAGTAAGTCTCATTACTCTGCCCCTCTTTCCCCTGTTGGGTTGGAACTTGACCAAGATACTGTCTCCACATCATCACCCTCTTGCTCTAGGTCGCTGATTACCTCACCAACAAGATCCGAATAATAAAGGTAAAGATCCTCTCTCATTAGTTTAACGATACTTAGATGATCGCAACTATGCCCTAATTCTGCACTCCCGCGATCATCATAATCGCTAGGCATAGCCGTCCACTCCTCTATCACGCGGTTATTGTAAATAGGTACATAGTTATCAATTAACTCGTGAGATCTGTCCTTGACCTCCTCCAAAGTCGCGCCCTGTTCGATCTCTTGCTTGATCTCTTTCACGATCTCGTCATAGGTGGTCATTAGTTATTCCCCTTTTGTGGTAATAGTCGGCATACTCTGCCCCATACGATAAGCATCTCCACCTCATTGGTGAATTGTGCATCTGCTTGGGCTTGGTCGATTAGATCCTGAACATTAGTGATGTGTGGATAAAGATCAACAAGGCTTTGCGCCTTTTCTTTTGCCTGTTGGATAGTCATTTATGCCCCCTTGATTATGGTCGTTGAATAATCGACATCATCACCATCAACGGTTACGGGTTCCTCAATCTGTGCAATTACTTGCATCCGTAAGGTGTCTAACTCTGTCTCTGTGATTGGTCTGTCTGTGGTGAATACAAGATTGATCGAATAAATGTTCATTTATCTTTCCTCCTTTAATTGATCAAAACAGTTTTGGCATACGTGGTCGTACATAGTGATCCCAACCCAACCGGCAAGGAATTGCTTTTCTCTTTCTTGATGTGTCAATTCATCATTGTTGCATTTAAGAGTTATGCACTTTGTCATTTACTTTGCCTCCGCAATCTCGTCATTAGCATCACATAAATCTGGTGAGTGGTATCCGTCCTCACCTTGCTCGGCCTCTTCGTAATACTGACCGCAAGCACCGCAGAGAGTTTTTTCCTGTAACTGTTTTTGGAATTTATCCCAAGTGCTTTCCATAGTGTCTGACATTTATTTATTCTCCTTACCGGATCTTGATAGGTAGGTGATCCGATAAGCAAAAGATACACGACTATTCCCCATAGTGCAACGATAAAAAGGTCTGCAGCTTTATAACGATTAGATAACGAAAGGGATCCAAAGATCCTTGACAGTTATGTGGTGAACTGTCCAAAGCTGAAAGGTCACCGGATCACCGGCAAGGGACAGGGCAAGACTATCGGTCACCAGCAAGGACAGGGATAGATCACCGGTTCACCGGTTAAGTCGGTTAGTGAATTGGGAAAGGGTTAAGGGTTAGAGGTGCCGGAACCATAGTCAGCCCCACAGTTTTTGCTGAAAGTTATCCACAGGCTGTGTCCACAGGCAGGGCAGGGCTGGGGATAACTGGTCAGACCGCGCAT